AAATGTAGCTAACCCATTACGTCTATACTCAACTGGAAGTGGAACTAGAGGTTTAACTACAGGTTCACTTACAAGTAGTTTCTCATTAAATAGTAATGAAACAATAACTTCTGATTTTGTATTTTGTAGAGCTAGAAATGCTGAATTTAACTATACTGAAAACCCAAGTTTTATATCAGGTAGTACAGGAGCAGTATTATATGATTTATTCATTAATAGTCCAACTACTTATATTACAACAATAGGAATGTATAATGATTCAAATGAATTATTAGCAGTAGCTAAATTATCTAAACCACTTAAGAAAGATTTTACAAAAGAAGCATTAATACGTGTTAAATTAGACTTTTAATGAATGAGTGCTTACAAACAATTTTTAAGCACGGATGTTATTGTAGCACCGTTAGTTGTTAACAAAAGTTTTTCTTTTGAAGGAAGTGCGTCTTTTGAAAATAACAACCTTTTAAGATTATCAGCAGTAAACTATAATTCAACTTCTTCTAATTTTTTTAACTCAGCTTCTGCTGTTTTTAGCAGTTCGATATCTCAAGGAGGATTATATAATTCTATAAAACAATTATATTATACTAATTACATTCCTAACCCAATTAGTGGTTCAACTTATACTGTTAATTATTTAGGACAAACAGTAGAAGATGATTCGTTAACTAATGTCTATAGTAGATTTTATAATTATGAACAAACTAGTTTATTCCAAACCAGCTCAGTAGGATATACCTCAAATTATGGTTTTGAAAGATATTATAATACAAGTTCAGGAGCTAGAATCCAAATGCTATCAATTCCTAAAAATCTATTTGGTGATTATATAAATCCAAATACTTTTTATTTTAAACTAGAAGGATTAAAAACAGGAGGGTTTGCAATAGTTATTGATAATGGAGAAGGAATATTAATCTCAGGTTCCCAAACTGTTGGGATTATAAATTACAGTCATGGTACAGTTATATTTACTAATTTATCCTACCTCCCACAAATAGATGAAAATTTACAAAACGCTATAAATTTAACCTGTAGTTTCCAAAGTTCAAGAACAATATATGAAACACAATATAAATGTACTATTAGACCTGATGAATTTAACTTTAGCTTAAACCCATCTTTAATATCAGGCTCAACAAATGGTACATTATATAATTTTGTAACAAGTTCATATTTTAGTCCATATGTTTCTACAGTAGGTTTCTATAATGAAAACCAAGAATTATTAATGGTGGCTAAATTAGGTCAACCACTCCCAACAAGTGCAACAACTGACACAACAATATTAGTTAATATAGATAAATAATGAAAAAATCTAGATTAGAACAAATAATAAAAGAAGAAATTACTAAAGTATTGAACCAAAATGCTATAGATGAGGGTTGGAAAGAAAATATTTTAGTGGGATTAGCTTCTTTAGCTGGATCTTTAGGTGGAGTAAAAGCTCAAGATATAGCACAAAATATCGCTACAAAAACCAAAACAGAAATTCCATCAACAAGCCCATACCCAGTTCTTATAGGATATTTAGTAGAACTAAGTAATGTAGGGGGACTAGACCAATCCCCAGATGAAATAGTAGCTATAAAAGAGGCAAGAGTATATCTTGAAAATCTTCGTGATGGTTTAACTCCTAAATCTTTATCTAGCGCTGCTAAAACAGTTTTAAATTATGCTATAAAAGAAACTAAAAGTTTAAGTGGTTTTGAATTAAAAAAATTATCTGATTTAGGTAGTGGTATAAAAACAAGAAATTATTAAAAATGGTAAATTGGTTATATAAAGGTAATAAAATTAAGAATATAGAAGATTTTGGTGAATATACTCCATTCGGATTTGTTTATATTATTTCTAACACAGTCAATAGTAGAATATACATTGGTAAAAAATTCCTACAACATAAAAAGACTAAAAAATTAGGCAAAAAAGCCATGGCTGAACAAACTGGTCCAGGTCGTAAAAAAACTAAAGAAGTCTTATACGCCGAGTCAGATTGGAAAACATATTGGGGTAGTTGTAAACCATTACTAGAAGATGTAGCACGTTTAGGTGAAGATAAATTCTATAGAGAAATACTAGATTTAGCATGGACATCAAAACACCTATCATATCTTGAGGCTAAGTACCAATTCACAACATGCTGTTTAGAAACAAACAGTTATAATGATAACATACAAGGACGATATTTTAAAAAAGATTTGGCAAACCCACATCTAGTTGTTATATTGTAAGTATGATAAATCAAGCTCTAGTCGCTACACTAAATTCGGTTTTAGGTACTGGTAAATCCACTGCGCGTGGTAATTTTGCTTATCATTGTCCTTTTTGTAATCACCATAAGCCTAAATTAGAAGTTAATTTAACAGAGAACCCTAAAGGTGAACATCCTTGGAATTGTTGGGTATGCAGTAAAAAAGGTAAAAAATTATCTAATTTATTTAAGGCTATAGGCGCACCGGCTGATAAACTTAAAGAAGTAAAATCACTAGAAAAATTTACATCAGGTAATTTTGAAATAACAGCAACTGATAAAAAAGTAGAATTACCTAAAGAATTCAAACCGCTATCAAACCAATATAATAGCATCGAGTATAAGCACGCAATCAGCTATTTAAAACGCAGACAAGTTACACCTGACGACATTATTAAATACAATATAGGCTATTGTGAATCCGGTAAATACAACAACTGTATTGTAGTACCATCATATGATAAAGATGGAATTTTAAATTATTTTACTGCTCGTAGTTTTAATAAAAACTCATCTATAAAATATAAAAACCCAGATGTATCTCGTGATATAATACCATTTGAGTTGTTTATTAACTGGAATATACCAATTATATTATGTGAGGGACCATTTGATGCGCTTGCTATTAAACGCAATGTTATCCCACTGTTAGGCAAAAACATCCAACAAAATTTAAGAAAAAAATTAGTTACTTCTAAAGTACAAAAAATATACATAGCATTAGATAAAGATGCTATTAAACAGGCTTTATCATTTTGTGAGGAACTGATCAATGAAGGTAAAGAGGTATATTTGGTAGATATGCAAGATAAAGATCCTAGTGAAATGGGATTTGAAAATTTTACAAATCTAATCCAACATACTATTCCATTAACATTCTCAAGTTTATTTGAGAAAAAACTACAATTAGTGTGATTGAAAAAAATGTAAGTATTCATAAAAAGAGTGTTACTCGTATACTCCATATGGATCCAACTTCAAAACGAGTAAACATTAACGATAATCGATTTTATAGTAGAAATAATGATTATTACCCATCTGTAACAAGTATATTACAATTTTTACCTAAAGGTAAATTTTTTGAAACATGGTTAAAAGATGTAGGTCATAATGCTGATATTATAGTTAAAAAAGCAGCTGATGAAGGTAATCAAGTGCACGATGCTATTGAGCGTTATTTGTTAGGTGAAAAAATTGAATGGTTAAATAAGGATGGATATTCAAATTATTCATTAGATGTATGGAAAATGATCCTAAAATTCCATGAATTTTGGACCAACTTCAAACCAGTACTAATTGAAAGTGAAATGCATTTATTCTCAGACAAACACAAGTTTGCTGGGACATGTGACATAGTAGCTGAAATAGGAGGTGTAAGATGGTTATTAGATATTAAAACATCTAACTCACTACACACAGCAATGGATTTACAACTAGCAGCATATGCCGAGGCATGGAATGAAACGTTTGAAGAAAAAATTGAACGGGTAGGAATTGTCTGGTTAAAATCATCTAAACGTAGTGAGGATAAAAAAGGTAAATCAATACAAGGTAAAGGATGGGAAGTATATGAACCGACACGTTCAATTGAAGATAATTTTAAATTATTTGAACATGTACATGAGTTGTTTAAACTTGAAAATCCCGACCCAAAACCTAACAGTGATCAATATCCTATCGAAATTCAATTAGACCCTAATATTTATGACAAAATTGAAGAATGATACCATCAGCAAGGGATCTTATAACACCGTTTTTAACTAAAGAAGAATTAGCTAAGGTTGAACATTTAATCGGAGGTATTCCTAAAGTAACAGAAGTATTTGAAAAACTATCAGATGCTTACCCTTTTAAAGCAAAATCTGCATCTACATACTCCTTTAAATCAGTTGGAGAACCATACATTGTAGATATATACCAATATGATAACAGAATAGGAGTAGACTTTGGAGTAGGCACCAAATACGATAACATGACATACCCAGAAACAAATGCTGGGGATCTATATCGAATAATAGCTACAATTGTTGCTATTACTAAAGACTATATTAGTAAACACTCTGATGTTGAAATAATCAGCTGGTCATCTATAGAAAAAAATGATCAACCTAAGAAAGGAGAAACTCAAAGAGATAGAATATACAAACTTGCTATTAAAAAACAATTTGGTATAGATGACAAAGATATTGTAGATAAAGGGCAGGGTATGTATTGGGCCTATATAAAAGGACGTAATGATATATCTGAAGAAATTAAAGGTGATAGTATAGTTTGTGATAACTGTGGTTGGACGTGGAAAATAGAAGATGGTGGAGATGATTTATTTATATGCCACAAATGTGGACACGATAATACTCCTAAAGAAGAAACAAATAATTTCTTTGAGCCACTACAAAATAAACAAATAGACTTGAATATATCCTCTGAACCAACTCGAGTTGAGTATTATAAAGATTATTATAGAAATTTATCTCCACCCGACTTTAAAGTTGATAAAGATAAAGATAAAATAGTAATATCTAATATTAATAAAAATGGATTAGAATATAATCTAGAGTTTAAAGAATTATTAGTATCTTTAACAATATACATGATGGATAACATTAATATTGAACCCTTACCTGATTTAATATTCATTGAGGATGATACTAAAAATGCTAAAGATTTATTAGGAAAAACAGCATATTACAACCCGAATGATAAATCAATTACTTTATATACTTTAAACAGACATCCAAAAGATATATTACGTTCATATGCTCATGAGATGATACATCATAAACAAAATCTTGAAGGTAAATTAACAAATATAGAAGGATATAATATAAATGAAGACGACTATTTAAAAGAACTAGAACGTGAAGCATATGAATATGGTAACGGTATGTACTTTAGAGGTTGGGAAAATTCATTATAAAAAATTAAGTTATGGCTGAAAATGTTTTGAAAAAAGAATTTAAGGAGAAAGACGTACAACGTCTTCGTAACCTTATGACAGGCAAGTATGGTGAAAAAGCTACTGTAGGTACTGGTTATACTAAACAACATGAACACCATGAAGAAGGTGATATATGGGAAGAAGATGATCGTACTTGGACTATTAAAAACGGTGTTAAACAAAACATCACTAAATTAGATGCTGCTAAGAAAGAAATTAACCTACCCTTATTTTGCCCTTGCTGCGCTAAAGTAATGAAACCCCATCTGGACAAACGTTTTTATTTACAATATAAAAGATGCTTTAATTGCCAGGTAGATTTTGAACACAGTCTTAGACAAAAAGGTCTATTAGAAGAATATGAAAAATTCATAGGCAACTCAGACATTGATGGTATGATCCATGAATTCAATATATGGATAGATGAAGAGTTAGACACTAAAAATGAATCATATATAACTGAAGCAGGTGATATGGAGCGTTGGTCAGGTAATGCTAAACAAAAATTATTAGAGAATAAAGAAGAAACCATTAAGTATCTTGAAAGCTTGAAAAAATAGCCGATATTTATATATAAAAATTAAACATGGATTTTGTTAAATTAATTTCTTATCTGTTCCATTCAAGAACACAAACCCATATATTTCATCTACAAACACAATCATTCGCAGAGCATATGGCTCTAAATGTGTATTATGATGGTATAATACCTTTAATTGATGCTTTAGTTGAGTCATACCAAGGTAAATATGGTATTATAAAAGGATATTCTAACTTTAATTTAATGGAATATAACAATGGCCAACAGGTAATTGCATATTTAGAAGCGCTAAACAAATCAGTTTGTGATGTATACGATAGCATTAGTGATACTAATATTAAAAATCAACTAGACGTTATTACAGACCTAATTCGCTCTACTATTTATAAACTACAAAACTTACGATAATATACCATATTTATAATAAAACATAATGAACACTAGAGCAAAAGAATTAATAAATAGACTAGTTCAAGAAGAAATATCTTTACTTGAAAAAAAGAAAAAAGACGAATTACCACCTGTTGAAGACATTGAAATAGATGAGCCGATAGATGATGAAGCGTCTTTAGACATAGACTTAGCACCGGCTGAAGAGGCACCGGCTATGGATATGAGCATGGATATGAGTGGTGGAGATGCTAGTGAAAAAGCAATTGGACAAGGTTTACAAATGGCCTTAGACGCTGCTAAACAATTACCTGATGGTGAAACCAAAGATAAACTAATTAGACAAATCGGAAACACAGCTTTGTTCTTCTTGAAGACACAAATACCTACAAGCGGACAAGCATAATATAAACAAATAAATAAATAAAATCTATGAGCAGTCAAGAGTTATTAGAAAAGTTACATGGTTTACTAGAAAACCTAACAGCAGAACATGCTAAAGGATCTAAAGTAGCACAAGGACGTGCCCGTAAAGCAGCAAGTGAAATTAAAAAAGCAGCGAACGAGTATCGCAAAGCTTCAGTTGTTGAGAGTAAAGTAAAGTAAAACATTAAAACGGTTATAGGGGAGCTTGGCTCCCCCTAACTATTTTAAATTAAAACACACATGATATCAAAGGCAATATTAGACAGAGCAGAAGATATTTACCAAGCAATGAAAGGTAATAGAAGAAACTTTGCTAAAAAATATAAAAAAGAAGCAGAAAATGTGATGCGTGGTCGTGCAATGAATATAGCTAAATCCCAAGTACAAACTATGAACGAAGAAAGATTAAAAGAGATAGTTAAAAAAAGATTATCTACTAAACCCCAACCCGCATCTGAACTAGAAGAAGGCGCAATGGGTAAATTATTAAC